GTACATAATTGGCAATCGTTTGCCCATCCAGTTGAATCGGGATCGATACGCTCGTCTGCCCGCCGCCGCCCGCCGGCGTCACGTCCACCTGCTCGCCCGGCGTCAGGCCAATCAAAAACGGCTGATCACCGCCGCCGTTGCCCGGCACCGTAAAATTGCCCCCGTCGGCGTGCCGGCCCAGGTTCACCAGCCCCGGCATCCCCGGAATACTCGCCCCCGCTGCCGGCGCGCCGCCCGGCACCCCTGGCATCCCGGCGCCGGTGTAGGGAGTGTTATCGGCCGTCATTGCGGCAGTAATTTCACTCCATTGCTCATACAGGCTAATGGCAATTTTTACAGCTTTGTTTACCTGCTCCACATTCCAGGCCACGCTCTGCATCAAAATGGCAAATAACTCCACCCCAATTATTACGGCATCCAGCGTGGCCCCCAGCGCCGCCAGCAATATGTTGCCCGGGTCCATCTGCTCATTGGTCAGTCCCATCGCCGCCCCTATCCGCTCCCAGGCATCGCTGATCAGCTCCGCCGCCGGCCCCACCGTCTCGCTCAATTGCGTTCCAAAATCGTAAAACAGCGTAATGGCCCGCGGCAGGTACTCGCCAATCATCTCCCCAAACCGCCGGGCCATATCCTCCAGCCACGGCGCATTTTGCGCCAGCAGCCCGTTAATATTGCCCAATTCCCCGGAAAACGCCGCAAAAATGGGCTGCGTGGCCGCCGCCGCCAGCCCCACCAGCGTATCCTTAAATGTGCTCCACCGGCCCGCCGCCGTTTGGCCCAGGTTGCTCACCAGATCAGCATCCAGGCCCATCTCTTGCATAGCCTGGCTGATGGCCTGCAAGGCCGGTACCCCCTCGTCGCGCAGTTCCTTCATCCGTTGCCGCGGCAGATTAAACCGCTCCACAATCGACACAAAATCACCAGACAGGGCTTCACGCAATGAAAACGCCGCCCCTTCCAGCCCCTGGGCCGGATTGCTGGCCGCCAGAATTTCTGACAACTTTACCAGTTCTTCCAGCCTTTCGCCCGATTGTTTGGCCGCCGGTAGCAGGCTGGCCGTTGCTTTTGCCATTTCTTCAAAGGCAAATGGCGTGGCCGCCGCCCGCTGCCGGATCATCTCCAGAATACGCGCCGATTCCGCGCCGTCCTTGGTAAAGGCGTTTAGCTGCGCCGTCACCTGTTCCATAGAGTTGTTAAATCCCAGCCCGGCGCTGGCGGCAAAACCAAGCCCGGCCCCCACCCCGGCCGCAGCGGCCGCACCCAACGCCCCCAGGGCCACCCCGGCCGTGCTGGCTATTTTGCCCAGGCCGCTCATTTTATCGCCCACGCCGCCAATCAACCGCTCGGCCTTGCCCAGCCCGCTTTGCAGCCCGTCAATCCTGGCTCCTATGTTGATCATCAAATTGCCGATTGCCGCCATTATTTTTTCCTCAAATCCTGCCCGCCCAGGGCAGCGTTAAGCATTTCCAAAAATGCCACCTGCTCCGCCTCGCTCAGCTCATCCACCGCCTGCGCCTCTTTCCTGTCGGCCCAATAATCCGGCACAAATTCCACCGGAGGCCGTACCCGGCTGTTTTTGCCCCGGAAAACATTCACCAGAATCGAGGCCAGCATGGCCGTCTGGATGTCCCCCCGTTGGTCCGGCAGCGGTTCCCGCTCGGCAAATCGCATCCATTCACTCAGTTCCCGGCTCGATATGTGCCGCAGGCCCCATTCCACGCTGGGCCAGCCCAGAGCCAGGGCTAATCTGTAGTAGAATCGCCGTTCGGGCCGGGCGTAAAATTTCCGGTCAGTTCCTCCAGGTCGGTGGCTTTCATCCCGGCCAGTCGCATCGCCGCATCAAATACCCGGTCCAGCGCCGCCGCCGATTTTTCCCCCAGGGCTTCCGCATCTCTGGGTGAAAATAGCGGCTGGCCGGCTTCATCAATTACGGCTATAGCCACCAGCCGGGCGCGGGCGTTGGTCATATCCATCTGCATTTTTTTGCCGCGTTGGGTGGCCAGGCTGGCCTCATACCGGTCCCGCTCCGCCCCGCTCAACGCTTTCACCCGCGCCACGCCGCCCCATTCCGGCACCGGCACATCCTCAAACACACTGGCTGCCTCCGGCGCTGCCAAAATTTGATCACGTGTCAATAACATATGCCTCACCCCGCCGGACTGAGGACCAGCACTTTGCCGGCCACATCACAGTCCACATAAATTTTGCCGTCATCCTGTTTAAATACTTTGGTCAACTGGTACACCCAGGTTTTGGCGGTAGCCACGCTCACCGTCTCATCGGCCACCGTGGTAATGCCGCTGTAATCCCCCGGCGTCGGCACCTTTATGGTAAATACCGCCGCCCCGCCCGTGTCATTTTTCAGGATCAACACGTCGGCGGGATCAAACGTAAACGTCACCCCATTGTCCGCCCCGGTTGACAGGGTAGAGAAGTTTGCACTATCAGTCAGGTTGTACCCGCCCACCGTAATCGGAACAACTGAAATAGCTGTTCTGGCCATAGTTTCCTCCTTTTTTTATTATCAGGTAATGGTTGGCTGGCCGGTTGGCCGCAGCGTCACCGTTGCCATCAGGTGTTCCTCCTGCGGCGATTCCCAGTTGATTTTTTCCACGTAGGCGTCAAACGTAAATTTTGTGGTCCCGGTGTTGGGCAGCACAATCTGGTACGCCAGTTTGGTTTTGTTCGTCCGGGCGTAAATCAGGCCGCCACTGGCATTGGCGTGCGTGGCCAGGGAAATATCAAAAGCCAATCCCAGTTCGATTGTCCCCATTTCGGATAATCCGCTGGGCACAAACTCTTTAAATCCCCCGGTGCTGGCGTGGTGCGTTACCTCGCTCATCACCGTGCTGATCTCATACCCGTTCCACGTTTTCACCTGGGCAATAGCCGTGTACGTGGGCGTGCCGCTCATGGCCGCACTGCCAATATTAAAAGTCACTCCAAATCCGCCTGTGAACCCCATCTCAAATCTCCTTGTAATTGATTAAAAATTCCACCATCACCCGCCACACCGCGGTGGTCGGTTCGTGGTGGTCCATCATCCCCTGCAAAAATGCCCCGGCCAGGCGCACCCGCGCCCCCGCCGCCCCAATGGCCCCGCTTTTGCCGTTCAAATCCGCCCGCAGTCCCCTGGCCAGCGTTTTGGCCGCGCTGTAGCTGGCCCCGTAACAATCAAATTGTACCAGCGCCCCAAACAAATCCCCCGGCCCGTCATGGGCCATTGGCGGAATATCTTCAATCACCTGGTACGTCAGCGCCGGGTAGGTGGGGTCCTGCGGCAGCACCAGCGGGTACAACCGCGTCCCAATCAGCCCCGGCGTGGTGCCCGCGGTGTTGGTCAGGTGGTAAAATAGCGCCGCTTCCAGTGTTGCCATTACAGCCCCAGCCTCCGCCGCAAAGATTTCTCAAACAGCGCCGCCGCCTGTTGTCGTTTCGCCAAAAACGCTTTACGGATAAACGGCCGGGCCGGCAGCACTCCCCCCGGATTACGCGGGCCGGTGCCAAATTCGTTGTAAAACGCGTATTCATAGTACCGCCGGGCCAGCGTCACCACCGCGTTTACCGCCCCATTTTTCATATTGCCCCGTTTCGTGGTAAACCCCCGCGTTTTCAACAGGCCGGAATCATCCGGGGCGCGCCGTTCAATTTCCGTTTGCATCAGCCCGGCCCCCTCCATAGCCGCCGCCGCCGCCGTGGTCTCCGCTGCCACTCCCAATCGTTTCAGGGCACTGATGATGTCATCTGCCCCCTCCACGGTTATGGTCATCAATCTGCCCATTACGGATTTATCTCCTCACCCAGCAGCGCCAGTTCCCGCCGCCGGCTGTTTGTTTCCAGAATTTGCCGCAGGTTGTAGGTTTTCCCGTCCCACGTCACCCGCATTTTGGTGTCCAGCCCGCCCCGGTATCGGATCACAAATACCGTGCTGCGCTGCGCCACCGTTTGCCCGGCCCCGCTCAAAAAGCGCTCCATCGCCCAGCGCGGGTTTATCGCCGCCCACACCGTATCCAGCGCCGCCCAGCCGGGCACCTCCGCCCCAAAGGCGTCCCGCGTGGGCGTGTTTTGCTCAATAATTATCCGGTGCCGCAGTTCACCCGCCCTCATTGGCCGCCCTCAATGTATTTGACATAAATCAACGCTCCACAATCGCCTGTAAACCGCCATTTGGCCCGGCAGTACCCCATTATAGCGGTTTAGAACATCCGGTCGATTCCCACTAGCGAATTAAAGGCCAGCGGTACATCCCGCAGGCTGTAGCCGGATGTCCCCCCAATTACCGCCTCTCGATTCTCATACCAATGCCCCACCAGCAATAGAATCGCCTGCCGGTACATTTCCGGCACACTCGCCGCCGTGGCCCCATACCCGGCCACATACGTCACCTGAATCGGGTTCACCGTGGCCAGGGTAGCCACCGTGGGCCAGGTCTGGTTATATTTCAGCGCCACCCGCCCCGGCTCGCTGTCCGTATCCACCGTATAGGTGGCCGCGCTCACCGTACTGGTGGCCCCGGCCCCGTCCGTGTACTGAATCGAGGTCACACTTTGCAGCGGCGCGTGCGGCAGTTCAATCATCCCATTTGCTGGCCAGCCGTTCAGGCTCAGCCGCCACGTTTGAGTGATCAGCGCCCGCCCGGCCCGCTGTTCCACCATCTGCCGCGCCGAGATGATCAGCCCCAGAAACACATCATTATCCGTGCTGATGTCAACCCGGCAGTGCAATTTCGCCATTGCCAATTCCACCGGCTCAACCACCGGCGCGGTCACCAGTTTCAAAATCATTTCCGGCTCCGTTTGCTCGCCCGTGTTTCCCGCTGCTGCGCCTGGGCGCTCTCGGCGGTTTCCTCATCCAGCGGCCGCAAAAAACCGCACGCCACCCAACCGCTGCCCTCCGGCAGCGTCACCGTTTCCCCTTCCGCGCAGCGGTACACCACCCCGGCCAATCTGCCCACAAAACTGCGCCGCACTACATACCGTTTGGCCATACAATCACCCCATCCTCTCGCTTATGCCCGCACACCACCGTCATATCGGCCCACATCGAGAAACCCGCCGCGTACACGTCATTGGTAAAATGAGTGTCGCAATGCGGCCCGTCAATGCCGCCCCTGAACGGGATTGTTTCCAGTACCCGCCGCTGTATCAGTATGCAGCCCAACCCCCCACCGCTGCACGGCACTTTTCCCGCCGCCCTGGCCTGGGCCAGCTTGTGCGGCCACACGCTAAAACTTTCACCCGTATTCCGGGCCGGCTGCGGATACCGTTCAAAAACATTAATCGTGTTTTCCGTTTGCCTGAACACATACACCCCATAGGCCACATCACATTCCAGTGCCAGCAGCCGGGTCAGGGCATTGGGCGGGGGGATTATATCGCTCTCTACCACCAGCATGGCGTCATAATCCCCCCGTAAAAAAATCTCTCTCCCGCGTTGATATTGATGCAGAATATTCCGCCGCCCGCCCTCCGGCGTGTCCCCGTCGGCAGGGTTATCCTCCTGAAATAACCAGCTGATTGGGCCGCTGTAATCCAGGGCCAAAACAGCGGTTATTGTCTCGGCTTCCAGCCGGTAAACCGGCGTAAACACCAGAATATCCTGCATCATTCCCTCTTAGGCGCTCGGATGCACCCCGTAGCCAATCGCCTCGGCCTGGAGTACCCCATACACAGTGCGGAAATGCCATAACAGCCGCACCTGCCCGCTCACCGCTACGGTAAACGGATCACGAATAAACGTGATCCCCGGTGCCTCACGCATGCCCACATAGCGCCAGTTGCCAAAAAACAGCGATTTGGCACTGGCTGCTACCGCAGCCGCTTTCTGGCTGTAGTTCACCGGGTAGCCCAGCAGGCTCTTGCCGGTGTCCACGTTGATCGCATACTGGCGGTCGCTGCCGGTCAGGCTTTTTAAGTCCCAGTGAGTGGCAGAGCGCATCACCCAGGCCACCGCGCTGTCCTCGCTCAGGTACTCGCCAAGATCATTGTTTCCCACAATATCTTCAGGCTCGCCAAACGCGATGGCGATGGCGCTGGCAAACGTTTTCAGGCTCGTCCCGTTGGCGGCCACCTCAGTCAACAGCAGGCTGTTGTGAGTTTTTGCCATCCCGCGCCCCACAAAGTCGGCCAAAAAGCCCAGCAAATTCGTCGGTGTGTCCTCCAGCAGTTGATATGACACATCCAAATATTTGCTGTACAGGGCCAGGGTCAGGGATTTTTTGGTCACTGCCGGCGCGTCCAGGTCAAAAGTGCCAGCTTCGCTGGTCGCCACAAATTCACCGTCCGCCTCATTGTCCAGCGGCACATCCACCGTGGTGCCAACCCCCGGCACCCGCATGATCGGCAACTTTGCCGCCAGCATCGACTCATCCCGCCGGGCAATGATTTGATTGTAGAATCCGGTCGGCACCAGGTCCCCCCCGTCAGCCCCCGTGGTGATGTTCATATCGGTGGCGTTGCTGGCGCGCAGGGTGTAGCCGTTGCCGTCCATATTTTCCCGCTCCAGCCCGCCGCCGTCGCCGGTTCTGAGCCAGTGCGAAAAACCCTGTTCAAAACTGTCGCCCCGCGGAATAGTCAACACCGCCGGCGCGCTCCGTTGGCCCGCCAATGGCCCCATCGACTGCCCCAGGGTGGCTACCTGCCCGTTAATGGCTTCCAGCCGCTCGGCCCGTTTCAACATCTGTTCCGCTTCGGCCAGTTTGCCGTTGTACTCGGCCAGTTCGGCCTCATTCAGGTCCCGGTTTTCCTTTTCGGCCACCAGCACCATTGCCTGAGCCTCCTCCAGCAGCGAGGCCCGTTTTTGTCGCAATTCAATTGCGGTTTTCATCGTCATCTCCTCATTATCTCAGTTTCAATAAATCAATTTTACGCTTCCGCAGGGCCAGCCGCCCGGCTGTCGCCCCACTGTTATCGGCCCCGCCGCCCGCCTGAGCGTCCGGGACCGTTTTGCTCAATTCCTGCGCCCTGGCTCTCGCTTCCGCGCTCGTCTGCGGATACGCCGGAAACGTCACCGGGCTAACATCAAACAACCGCCCAATTTTCAGCAGCGTCCGCACCGGCGGCTGTTCCCGCTGTTCCCATTGGTCCGTGTCCACCACAAACCCAAAACTGCTCTGGTTCACGTCGCCGCGGGCCAAACTCACCCGCAAATCCCTGGCATACTGGGTGTCGGGCAAATCCACCTCATAGCGCAGCCCAATGGCATCCACCATCAGCCGCAGCGTTTTCGCTGCTGTCCGCCCCAGTGGGTAATTAGAATCGTGATTAAATAATGCCCGCACATCATCCCCCAGCACCTCATCAAACGCGCCGGGGGCAATCCTCTCCACAAATCCACCCAGGTTCTCACTCGGTTGATTGAACACCGCCGCATACCCCACCAGGCGCGGCAGGCCGTCATCATCAATAAAGCGCAATTCCCCGCTAAAATATCGCCGTTCCATATCCCCCTCCTAAAATGCCGATCCCTGCACCCTGAATCTACCCTCAACCGCCGCCTGCCCGGTGCCGGTGCTTTCAAACCGATACAGCCATTCCCCACCGCCGGCCGCGCTAACATTCACGTAATAATTCCCCGTGCCGCTTTTTACAAGCTGCGCGTCTGTGCCGTACACATAGGTCGTTGTCGTCCCCGCCGGATTTGTCACCTTAAATGTTACGGTGCCGGGGTCAAGCGCCGCCCCGTTGCCGTCTGTAAAAACACATGCACACTGCACCAGATCGCCCTTATCGTATACGTTAGCCATCGGATACACTCGCTCCGTAAACCGCAGCATTACCGGAAGTTGCTCCCCCCACCAGCGCATCATGCCCGGCGGCGTTATTCGCCACCGCCGTGACCACTGCGCCCCCGCTTATTGCTGCATCTAATATCACCGCCAACCATACCGCCGTGTCAGATACCACCGCATACCCCTGTGTGGCCGCAATCGTCAGCAAAATTTTTGCCGCCAAATGATTATGATAAGCGTCGTCCACCAGCAGTCTGTGCAATTGGGCAATTGTGATACTGCCCGCCGTGTGCGCGTGCGTTGCTTCATCCACCCCCAGCGTGTGCGCCTGCGTCAGCGTCACCGCCTCCGCCGTGTGCGCGTGCGTGGCCTCGTGAATGACCAATGCCCCGCTCACCCCCAGCGTCACCCCGTCTGCCGCGTGGGCGTGGGTGGCCTCATCCACCCCCAGCGTGTGCGCCTGCGTCAGCGTCACCGCCTCCGCCGTGTGCGCGTGCGTTGCCTCATCCACCCCCAGCGTGTGCGCCTGCGTCAGCGTCA